TCCGTCCCGCACATTCCAGCAACGCATCTGGAGGTAACGTGCGGGTATTACTTCGACCTGTTCCGGTACCGGAACTTGGGGTGGTGGTCCTTAAACCAGGCCGTGAATCCATGCAGGTATTCCATAACCCTCGAGTGCTTGTGGAGCCGGAGCCGAAAAGCATGCGCGGTCTGCCGTCCGGCATCGTCCCTGCCGTTCGCCAGCCGCTGGCGGAGGATAAATCATTACTGCCGTTTTTCAGCAATGAGCGTGTGATTCGTGCTGTTGGTGGCGCTGGTGCACTGTCTGACTGGCTGTTGCGTCATGTCAAATCCTGCCAGTGGCCTCATGGTGACTATCACCACAGTGAAACCGTCATTCACCGTTATGGTACCGGCGCAATGGTGTTGTGCTGGCACTGCGACAACCAGTTGCGTGACCAGACCTCCGAATCACTTGAGCAACTTGCTCACCAAAACCTGTCAGCATGGATGATTGACGTCATTCGTCACGCAATGAATGGCACACAGGAGCGTGAATTATCGCTGGCTGAATTATCCTGGTGGGCGGCCTGCAATCAGGTGGTGGATGCACTACCTGAGGCAGTAGCGCGTCGTTCGCTGGGATTACCAGCGGAAAAAATCCGCTCCGTATACCGTGAGAGTGACATCGTACCGGGAGAACAGACAGCCATCAGCATACTGAAGCAGCGCACAAAAAATATTGCGCTGCCACTTCACGTCCACCAGCAACAAAATCCACCACAGAAAAAAACGGTTGTCAGTATCGCCGTTGATCCGGAGTCTCCTGAATCGTTCATGAGGCGGCCTAAACGTTGCCGCTGGGTTAATGAGAAATACACGCGCTGGGTAAAGACACAGCCGTGTGCGTGTTGTGGTAAGCCTGCTGACGATCCGCATCACCTGATTGGTCATGGTCAGGGGGGAATGGGGACAAAGGCCCACGATATTTTCACGCTACCGTTGTGCCGGGAGCACCACAACGAACTTCATGCAGACCCGCTGGAGTTTGAGAAAAAGTACGGCTCTCAGATTGAGTTAATTTTTCGTTTTCTTGATCACGCCTTTGCGACTGGCGTGCTCGGGTAAAAGAGGTGACTGATGCTCATAGATTTGGTTTTACCTTACCCGCCGACGGTGAACACCTACTGGCGACGCCGTGGCAGCACATATTTTGTATCAAAAGCCGGGGAGCGTTATCGCCGGGCTGTGGTGCTTATTGTTCGCCAGCAGCGGCTGAAATTAAGCCTGTCCGGACGGCTGGCAATAAAAATTATTGCAGAACCACCGGATAAGCGCCGCCGTGACCTGGACAACATTCTGAAAGCACCGCTGGATGCGCTGACGCATGCGGAAGTGCTCATTGATGACGAGCAGTTTGATGAAATCAATATTGTGCGCGGTCAGCCTGTGCCAGGTGGACGGCTGGGCGTGAAGATTTACGAAATCAGAGGTGGTAACGATGGCGCGTGATATCCAGATGGTTCTTGAGCGATGGGGGGCATGGGCAGCAAATAATCATGAAGATGTAACATGGCCCTCGATAGCTGCTGGTTTTAAAGGATTAATCCCGACTAAAGTGAAATCACGTCCTAAGTGTTCTGATGATGACGCCATGATAATTTGTGGTTGTATGGCACGATTAAACAAGAATAATCAGTATTTGCACGATTTGTTGGTGGATTATTACGTAGGTGGAATGACATTTATGGCTCTTGCACGTAAGCATAGATGTTCTGATGGGCTTATTGGTAAAAGGCTTTATAAAGCGGAAGGTATTATTGAAGGAATGCTTATGGCTCTGAATGTCCGGTTAGATATGGATATGCGGTAGGGATATATAGTGATGAGGGTTATGTTTTCTGTGTTTATAATTAACATGTTTATTTTTTGATGGTCATGTATTGTGGAAGGTAGATAAAATGTTGCCTGGTGAATTGAAAATATTGATAATCAATCTTCATCATTAAATAAAAGGAGTGCTTATGTGGATTGTGTTAGTACTGTCACTGTCAACTCTCAGTTGGCATAAGGTAGTGGCTTTTTCATTGTTGACGGTGTCTGTTGTCCTGGCTGTGCTTAATGATATTATTGATTGGTCGGTGTTATTTTTTGTTGCTACAATCGTTTTTTTTATTATTTTGAAGTTCAACTGGAAATATAACGCCTGGGCTAAATCTATATATGAAGTTGGCATAGTTTTATCAGCCATAGCATTATTTTTCCATCTATGGCCAGGGTTTCACAATCCTGTAGTGCTAAATTCTGTTACTGTTGGCCCTCAAAGTACTCCCTATACAATGTATTTTAATTTTGATAAAGCGCTGGTGCCATTTTTGTTAGTCCTGTGTACATCTTCTTTGTTTAAAAAAGAAGTAAAATCAGAAGTGTCTTTGTGGAAGTGGGGGGCTCTGTCGCTCTCTGTTCCTCTTATCCTGTTTTTGGCTGTTTTTTTTGGTGGATTAAAGCCAGAGATTCATTTTCCTGAGTGGTTGCCAGAGTTTATATTGGCTAATTTGTTTTTTGTGTCTCTGGCAGAGGAATCATTATTTAGAGGGTATATTCAATCACGGCTATCAGAAGTAACGTCTCCATTGGTTGCATTAATTGTGGCGGCTTTGTTGTTTGGTTTTTATCACTATTCAGGTGGTGCTTTACTTGTATTATTTGCCACGTTATCTGGTGTTGTGTATGGATTGTCATGGATGTGGAGTGGGCGTTTGTGGGTTGCCACCCTTTTCCATTTTGGTTTGAATCTGTGTCACTTGTTATTCTTTACCTATCCATTTTTAAAACATAATTGATTTTTTCTATGGTTTTAAATTTATAAGACTGAAAAATAGCAGGACGTGACATTTGCATGAAAAATATGCACGGCAAAGCATTTACGTACGTAAAAAATCAGGTATGCTGTTAAGAGTGGTTATTTCGCCGCATAGCTTGACCCCGCCTCTGAGCGGGTTTTTTGTGCCCGCAAAGTAGCGCAGTGCGTTAAATGTGCTGGTAGTTATTAATACAGGTCTTTCAGCTTGCTGGCTTTTTCGACAAGAGTTATTGGTGTGTCACGTTAACCGGAAAGGGTAAAAAGACATGCTGAAACAGCAGGATATGACAGAAACCGCCAGAGTTGTGTTTGATGAATTAAGCGTCACCGAACCGGCGACGGTCGGGGAGATTGCGCAGAATACGTACCTTTCACGCGAGCGCTGCCAGTTAATACTGACCCAGCTGGTTATGCGGGTCTGGCAGACTATCAGTTCGGTTGTTACAGACGCCTTCAGTCCTGAAGGCTTTTTTATTTGTGGTAAATGGGCGGCTGGTGGGTGTAAGGGGCACCCACCAGCCATCTGCTCATGCGTTGGGTTCACAAGCAAACCTCAGGCCCACTGCTTTGCGCAAAAGCAGAATGAGCCTATCAGAGACAGGCTTAATGATCCATGCTTAATACTGTAAAAATATCCAGTTGTGAGTTAATCAACGCCGACTGCCTGGAATTTATGCGGTCGTTACCCGAAAATTCTGTTGACCTGATAGTCACGGACCCGCCGTACTTCAAAGTGAAACCCGAGGGCTGGGATAACCAGTGGGCGGGTGATGAAGATTACCTGAAGTGGCTGGACCAGTGTCTTGCGCAGTTCTGGCGGGTGCTGAAACCTGCCGGAAGTCTTTACCTGTTCTGTGGCCATCGTCTGGCATCTGACACCGAAATCATGATGCGTGAGCGGTTTAACGTGCTGAACCATATCATCTGGGCAAAGCCGTCCGGACGCTGGAACGGGTGCAACAAGGAAAGCCTGCGGGCGTATTTCCCCGCCACAGAGCGCATTCTGTTCGCAGAGCATTATCAGGGGCCGTATCGTCCGAAAGATGCCGGGTATGAGGCGAAGGGTAGGACACTGAAACAGCATGTGATGGCCCCGCTGATTGCTTACTTTCGTGATGCGCGCGCTGTCCTGGGGATAACGGCAAAACAGATTGCAGATGCCACAGGAAAGAAAAACATGGTGTCGCACTGGTTCAGTGCCGGTCAGTGGCAGCTGCCGAACGAAAGCGATTATCTGAAATTACAGGCACTGTTTGCCCGGGTGGCAGAAGAGAAGCATCAGCGGGGTGAACTGGAAAAGCCCCACCACCAGCTGGTGGATACGTATGCCTCTCTGAACCGACAGTATGCGGAGCTGCAGAGTGAATATAAGCATCTGCGGCGGTATTTCGGTGTGACGGTGCAGGTGCCGTACACCGATGTGTGGACGTATAAACCGGTGCAGTACTATCCAGGGAAACATCCGTGCGAAAAACCGGCAGAAATGTTGCAGCAGATAATCAGCGCAAGCAGTCGTCCGGGAGACCTGGTTGCAGATTTCTTCATGGGGTCGGGGTCGACAGTGAAAGCAGCGATGGCGCTGGGACGTCGTGCAACTGGCGTTGAACTGGAGACTGAACGTTTTGAGCAGACGGTGCGGGAAGTACAGGATTTAATCATTCGTAACGGATGAGATTGCGGAGTTAATCATGCGTCGTTATTATTCAGCAATCGGCCCTTTAGCTCAGCGGTGAGAGCGAGCGACTCATAATCGCCAGGTCGCTGGTTCAAATCCAGCAAGGGCCACCAACCGCCACTAGCTCATCAGGAAAGAACGTCACCCTGTGCGAGATTCGGAGTCCCCGGTGGCGGTCCATTATCGGTATTCTGCGTTGTTAGCTCAGCCGGACAGAGCAATTGCCTTCTAAGCAATCGGTCACTGGTTCGAATCCAGTACAACGCACCACACCACACTTATCTGCCCTGACTCTCTTTTGCGGGCTTTTTATTACAGGAAAGACACCGGACAGTGAAATGTTAAATGCCTCACAATTCAGGCAGTTGACTGTTGCCTGACATGCTGAGCGTTTGTTAAAAAAATCCTGCATGATGAATCCCCCTGAGCGGCGGGGCATAATGACAGATGTTTGGTTGCGTATTGTATAGGCAAGTTGCGGATTCTGTCTGGTCATTGCAGAATTCACCGGGAGGCACCCGGCATCATGCTGTATACAGAGATTAGGCATATATCCAGGCTTCTCATCGCAGGAGCCTTTTTACATGCAAAAAAAAGCCCGAGTGGGTTCGGGCAACAGCATGAGATACTTGCATTGTCATTTTTATCGTGTGGATTTTAACCAGGGTTTATAAGGCTGCGCAACTGCGCGGCCTTTTTCGTTTTGCGGGCTGCGGTTCTCCTCTTTTGATTCTCCTTGTGGCCGGACCGTGGCCCGCAACTGTTGAGGAAAATCCCGGAAAGGGGAGGAATAATGACATTTAAACATTATGATGTTGTCAGGGCGGCGTCGCCGTCAGACCTTGCGGAAAAGCTGACACACAAACTGAAAGAGGGCTGGCAGCCGTTTGGCGGACCGGTTGCCATTACGCCGTACACACTGATGCAGGCGGTGGCTATTGAAGGAGAGCCACAGGTCGGCCCTTGCAACTGAGCCGGATTGGTACTACGTCATCGTACTGGCCGGGCAGTCCAATGCCATGGCTTACGGTGAAGGGCTTCCGCTGCCGGATTCATACGATGCTCCGGATCCGCGCAT